AGCCTAGAATGCTATCTACATAATCTTTAGGGGTAGCAGAGGATGAAATCATACCTGCGCTGGATAGACCAGTTATGACTGGACTGCCCGAAATGATAGGGCTAGTCAGAGTCTTGTTAGTTAGAGTCTGAGACGCTGTAGCAATGACTACTGTACCTGTTGTATCAGGCAAAGTGATTGTGTTGTCCTGTGTCGGCTCTACTACGGTTAAAGTAGTTTCATAAGGGTCTGCGTTTGTTCCTTCAAAGACGATAGAAGAAGGAGCAGTTGGTGTTCCAGTAAATACTGGGTCAGAGATTGTTGGGGCTGTAAGAGTCTTGTTGGTTAGGGTTTGAGTCTTCAAAGTTCCAACTACTACGCCTTCACCAGCGCCAATGCCGTGCATTGCGTGGGCATTACCACCACCATCATTATAAGAAGCATCAGCCTCTGCGTGAAGATTGGCATCTCTGTAATCACGACCAATTGCCATATGTCGGACAACTGCACCAGCAGAATGTTCTTGCGCCGAAGAACCATCTATAGAACGTGTGATTGTAAAGGTATTAGTAGATACCGCCGTAGCATCTACGATTTCTTCTAGTGCTGTATCAACATCAATTACCAATGTAAAGGTGCGACCAGCAGGGATTGTTACACCACCTAGTAATGCTGAACCAGATACTACAGTCATAGACGTAGCGCCAGATGTGATGGCACCAGTCAGCGTAGTCTGCTGAGAGCGGGATGAGTATTGGCGTGTAGTCATTTATGTTCCTATCGGGCGCTGTAGTGAACTCGTGGGGGATACTGGTTCTGTTGCTTACTCCGCTCCTCATTAAGACGCTGTGTATACAGCGCAAAGAGTTGACGGACAGCGGTATTGCTTGCGCCGAATGGGCGCTTTGCATCAATCTCATCAGCCTGTGGGCTGTACTGAGCAGCACGGGCTGGGTCTAGGTATTGCAATAATCTGTATGCAGCACCAAGAATAACTACATCCTTAGTACTTTCTGGTAATCCAGTTTGTGTAGTGTAGTCCTGGCTAGTAGAAGTAAAGACCGATGGGCTAGTTGCATACATAACTTTGACAGTTCTACCAGCAATAATTACATCACCAATAGTGATGGTCTGGCTATTAGAACCCCAAGTATTTACATCTGCAAATGGGTCAAAGTCCCAACGCTTAACGCGTATCCATTCTTTTGTAGGACCAATGTCTTGCCAAGAAATAGCAAGGATATTTTCAATACTAAGATTCTCAAATTCATAGGTGGTTACAGCAGCGTTATATGTGAATGTGGTTTGCTTTGTGGCAAAGACTGCACCACCAACTGCGTGAATAGTGTCATTGATAGCCTTCTGGATACTTGCCCGTGGGAAGATTGGGCTAACAGTTACCTTTGCATCTACAGCGTGGGTAGTAGCGGTAGTACCTAGATAGCCACGACCATACGGAGAAATAGTTGCAGTGTTAGCAACGCGGTCTACTGAGTCTACCCACATTAACTCACTATCAATTTCAATAACACCTTTGCCTAAGTCTTGAGTAGAGCCGATGCTAAGGACTAATGGTGCAGTGCTAGGGGAAGTTAAAGTAGTAACAGCAGCAGTCAAATACGTAGAACGGTCTTGCTGATAAGTATATCCAGATAAGTTAATCTGGACTTCGTCCATCATCTGAGCCAAGGTATATGTCATAGGTTAATGCTCCTTAAAGCGTCAGTAGGGGAAAGGTCTGTTGTCCCAGCGAGTTCATTACAGATTCCGCCCAGTGCTTTATAGTCATCTGGTTGGCGGTTAGCATCTGCGGCTTTATTTAAGGCACCAAGCAACGCTAGTCCAGTAGTGCCTGCATACTCATTAGCAGCCTGAACTGGTGCTACATAGTCTGCAATTGCTGGATATGTCCCACCATTAGCAAGCCTATTCAACTCGCTAGTAAATGAACTACCTGCTGTACCTGTTGCCATTACTTGCCTTTCTTCTTTGCTACTGCTGCGTTATCTACAAGGTTGGGGTATGGACGTCCTGCTGCTTTAGCACGTTTTTTAGCAGCAGATTTCTGCGCTGACGTTAACTTTGTAGATTTCTTTTTAGGATTCTTTTTGTCCCAGAATGCTTTTTTCTTCACCATTTCACCTTATCTGCCCAGTAAGCAGCAGACATTTTTCCTTTGGCAATGTTTTTAGAGTGGCGTGCTTTAAAAGATGCACGCTTCTTCTTCATACGGTCTGACTCTCCAGCCTTCGGAGCACCTGCTGTCTTAGCCCCTTGCTCACCAAATCGGATTGTTTTAACTTGGTCGCCTGACTTGGCGACTACGATATGGCTTTTAGTTGGGTGATTAGGCGTACGCTTTGGTTTATTAAAACCAGATACACCAGCCCTCTTAAGCCTTGGGTCCGCTTTGCTTGCCATATTCCCCATACTTTCCTAGAACTGCTCTTACTGTTCCATTCTTGTTCAACCGCACCACGTAGCCGTCTTTGATTTGAACAGAGTTAAATCCGCGGTGCGGTTTGTATTTTCCTGATGACATTACTTCTTCTTTTGGCTGCTGCTGAGGCTTTCCGAGCACCAGCCGCAAGGATTGCTCCTGCACGCTCCTTGGAGATACCCTGCTTTTTGGCAATTTGTGATTGGGCTTTTTTGAATCCCATTCCTTTTTTTGCTTTCATCAGTTAGTTGCTCCTAACGGGTAGGCACCAGTCTTCTTTGCAATCTGTTCTTTAATCTTACGGATATTGCCAGGATTAACTTTGCCTTGGTCCATCATCTTCTGAAATAAATCTTCTGCCATCTGAGACTTTCTCTCATCAGCAGCAGCATTCTTTTGTTTGATTTCCTTGGCTGTCATACCTGGTCTAATTCTGCCTGGCATAGTTATTTCTTCTTCTTCTTAGAAGCAGCCTTCTTCATTTTCTTGGCTGCCATCTTCTTAGCGCCCATCTTCATTTCCATTTTCTTTTCAGCCTTTGATTCCATCTTCTCGCCCATAGCGTAAGACTTGGCTGCCTTCTTGCCCTTTGCTGTGTAAGGAAACTTCTTTCCGTTTACCATTGGCATAGTTATGCTCCTATTTCTTTCATCACTGCTGCTGTTTGTTTGTTGATTGACTTGGCTGGTGGCATCTTGTTGCCGTTATACGGCTTACCTAATACTTCACTAGCCTTGACTGCCTCTTGAATCTTCGCCATAGAAGTTCCATTTGGCTGAATGCCTTGGGCTCTAGCCTCTTTATAGGCATTCAATTCTGCGTTAAATGCTTTATTCGGCATATTGCGCCGACTATCAGCATCACCTGCGTTCATCTGAACGCTCATCCCCTTGCATCCAAAGCAGCCGTCTACATACTCTGGATGGTATTCCCAGTGCTTCATAGTGCAGTAAAGTTACTTTCTGTTACTCCTACATTGCCAGCAATAAGCGCTGCTTTAGTAGCATCATCTACAGTATGGTTATAACCACCCTGATAAATCTCAGGATATGTTGCATAGTCACTATCTTGCAGATAACGAACCTGTGCATAGTCACCATCGGTATCTCTGACAATAGTTATACCGCGGTCTATCTTGTAGAAATGAAATAGACGAGACTGACCAGCAGGTCCTTCTTCTACTGTTGGTGTTTTAAATAACCAATTAGTCATAAGTCCTCCTAGTGAACTCACCCCAAAGGGATAGGTTGCCCTATCCCCCAGAGTCAATCAACTAGAGAGCAGCGATTGAAGAACCAGTTTCAATACGATACAACGCTTCTTCACGGTAACGTGCAAAGCCGAGTACGCCGTACCAACCCATTGGGCGGAAGCGCATCAACTTATCGGTTACGTTTCCGATAACGATGTGTGGTTCTTCTGCAACAGCCTCAGCAAGTGCTTGCTGTCCGCAGAGGAGAGTATCAAATACACGTGTTACTGGAGTTACAGTTACAACTGTGGTTGCAGAAACTGCACCAGTGTTTGCTGTGTCTACAGTAAAGGTTGTTGTTGAACCAGTTGTGCTGATTGCAGTAATTTTTGCACCTGAAGCAATACCAGTTCCAGCAATCTTGTCGCCAACCTCAGCACGGGTTGCGATAACAGCAGAAGAAGCGACACCGAAGGTGAAGCCGGCTGATGTACCTGCAACAGTTACAGCGGTTGTAGCGAGAGCAGTCTGGTCTGCACCATCCTTAGCAGATGGGATACGTGAAGATTCAACGAAGAATGCACCTTCGTAGTCTCCGATTTCGCCAGCCCAAATCTTGTCTGCAGCAGGTGCAGTTTGTGCGTGGACGAAGTTCCAGCCCATATTTCCAGTTTCTGCACGAAGGTCGTGTGAAACTTCTGGGTGAATACCGCACCAGTAATAAGAGCCACGGCGAGCCTTAGCCTTATTTGCACGCAACTTAGCAACAGCCTTGCGGATGTCTGCTGAATCAATCGTGTCAGATGCAGTGATGGTTGCTGTAGAAGTACGAGCACCACCGTAAATTACGTTTGTTCCGCCAGTGAGAGTTGTTGACACAACATCATCAATAGAATCAGCAAGGTTGTATGCAATGATATTTGCAATTGCTGGGTCTACATCTGCGAGTGAGAATAACTCAAGAGCGCGGGTTACGAGAACTGCGTTACCGTACTCATTAAGAGTAATGGTGACGGAAGTTGGGGTTGTGAGCGCTACTGCATCTGGGTCTGTTGTCTCAGATAGAGTAGAGGTCTTTGGGTCAAGGTCAACGTAGCGTTGTAGAACAACGGTTGAACCTGGGAATGCTTGGCGAGCAGGACGCTTGTCTGCGACAGAACGAAGTAGTGGTTCTGAACGGAGAGCAAACTCTAGAAGACGGTCATACGCCTTCTGTACTAGACCTGCACCACCAACGGAACCTCCGAGTGAGGAGGCACCAGTATCGGTATATGCGTTAGGCATTGAGTTGTCACCTCCAAGTGACTATGAACGGATTAGGAATTGCGTAGAAGATTCATTAAATCATCAATAGAGTCGGCATTTTCTAGTTGTCGCTCTAGGTCTACGGCTTTGTCTGGAGCAATACCGCCTTGGGTAAGAATGTCTTGCTGACGCAAAGTCGCAAGATTCTGCTGCGTATCTTCATTCTGAACCTGTGGGTTGTAGCCGATTAAATCTCCGTTATCACGGAGCCAAGAGTCAATAGACTCCTCAGTGGCTTCCTGCACATCTTTCAAAATAAGTCTTGCAGCCTTAGCGTTTACTCCCTTTTTTGCTAGGACTTCTGCGACGGTCTTTTCCTTCTTCTCCTTGAGGAATCCTTCAAGTTGTTCGGAAAGTTCTTTGATACGCTTCTCATCAGCACGCTTGGCTTTTCTTAGTTTCTTAACTAAGTCATCGCCAGACAGTTGATGGTCTGATGTATCTTGGTCGTCTTCTTCGTCATCCCAGTAGTTGTTGCTCATAGCAACCACCCTTTCTATCGTTAGTTAGTCGCAAGCCACAGTTCTGTCCAGGGGTTGACAGGCTGGCTCTTGCTACCAGTCTTATACACCGCGTGGGGCTGGTTGGTCCACGTCGGGAATCTAGAATCCGCCTCTTGTTCCTGTGTCTAGGGAAGTTTTTCCAATTCCACTAGAACCAGAAAATTCAGCAATTTCACGTTCTTTTAAACGCTCACGTTTGCGCTGCGCCGAAGCAAGGGTATTAAAAAACTCTTGTTCTGCTTCTGCTAAACCATAACTTTCAACGCCTGTGCCATATATTTGAGATAGTTTTTCAGAGGTAGGTAAGACATTTGCAATATTTGCATAACCACGTTGCGCTGCAGCCTGAGTAATACCTTGTGTAGCCAACTGTTCAGCAACATCTACGCCAGCACGAATACCTTGTCTTGCTGCAGCAGCGCCGATTTCACCAGCCGCTGCCCTACGCTCTACTTCACCAATTTGTGATTCTGGGTCAAGAACGTAAGCAAGTAATTGAGTATCATCAAGTTTATAATATTCTCTTAACATAGCCTTTACTGCAGGGTCTGCATTCTGAATACGGCTAGCAGCAATATTAATACGATTTGATAATTCATTTACAGAAGTATCATTTTCAATAAACTTACGTACATAATCATCTGTATCAAATTGTTTAAGACCGTAATCACGCAGATACTGACGGTATCTATCCGCCTTCTTGAGCCAATCGTTTGATAGTTGGGATAAGACCAGTTAAATTATATTTAGTAAATCTATCAGTTAAGACATCCATAATAGACTGACGCTGCATTGTTTTTTCTTTTTCAGCCTGCAACTTAGCATAATTTTCGGCTGCTAAATCAGCCTGTGATTTGCCGCCAGCAAGTGGGGTCGTTCCAAGAAAAACATTACCAGCGGTATTAACATTTGCACCAGCAGCCGCTGCTCTATTAGCAGCATCTATGGCGGCTTGAGCCGCCGCTGCAGCGGCATCCGCTGCTGCTTTTTCTGCTGCAGATTTAGCATCAGCAGCAGCCTGTTGTGCTGCTTTAAGTTTAGCCTCTAAATCAGCCTTTTCTTGTGCAGCCTTGGCTGCGGCTTCTGCCGCTGCTTTGTCTGCTGCTTCTTTGGCAGCCTTTAGTGCTGCCTCTGCATCTGCTTTTTCTTTTTCTGATTGTGCTAATGCTGCTTCTACTTTTGCACGTTCTTCTGCTTCACGGGCTGCTTTTGCAAATTCTTCTGCTTTTCTTAATTCTTCTTCTGCTGCTTTAGTTGTAGCATCAATTTGTGCTTGTCTTTCATAAGCAGCCATTGAGGCTTCTTCGCCCATACGGAAGCGGGCTGGGTTAAAATTACTGCTAACAACATTGTTTTTCTTTTTAGCCATTAGATAATACCCCAATCGCTTGCAACTTTATAGGCAAGGTCATCTACTGTCTTTCTAGCATTATTTGTAAACTCCCACTCAGGAGTCATACGTAGTTCACTCTCAAATTGCCATATTGGTTTTATAGCAGGTTTGCCATCTGGTCCAACAAATTGCAATGCTGCACGAAGTCTTGGGTCTTCATAGGTAATAGAATCTGGGTCTACTTCTAATGTAGAAGCAATAGCACCTTTGTATGCCGAAGCAAAAGAATCTACTGAAACACCAGCATTAATCTGGTCTGTATAAGCAGGAAATGCACTGGCTGCAATATCTCTAACTTCTTTTTCAATATCTTCAGTAGTAGTTCTACCTAAGAATAAATCTTGAGATTTTTGATTCCAGTAATTGTCTCCAAGATATTTACCAACACCAAAAGAATTAGCATAAGATTTAAGGCTTGCGGTATCTCCAAGAACTTGTCCACCATAACCAGTAACTAAATTAGAACTAACAACAAGTTCTTTTAGTTGGTCCTCTGACATACCAGAGTCATAGGCTTTGGCTGCCAAACCATCAAATAATTTGGCATCCATCTTTAGCCCTGAATTAACAAGGCTCTTTCTGGTAGCCAATTTATATTTATTTAAACCATCGTTATATACACCAGGCTGTGACTGCTTAGACTGCAAACGAGTTCT